TTTCATCTATAGGGTCAAGTCTAACTGCTTCTTCAGGTTTTTTAAGTATTTCATCAATATTATTTATTCTTACAGCTTCAAGCATTCTTTTGTTAGCTTCATACATATCATAAAGTTGTGGACTTGCTTGTGCCATTTGTAATATTGCTTGTCCTTGAGCAATCCTTTGTGCTGTACTAAATATGTTTGGATCACTTACAGGAACTATATCTATTCTATCATCAAAATCTTTTGCATATATAATTGAACTTGAACCTACAGCAGAAAACTTTACTTGATCAGGTAAATAAATTGCATTTAATTTAGCAAGTAATTTAAACTCTTGCCCCTGTGAATAATGTAATCTTTTGTGTATAGCTGAAAATGCTTTACTGCCTTGTTCAATAAGAGCAACTGTTGAACCAACAGGTGCATTAGGATTGACATCTCCAACATTTAAATCAGCTGTACTTGCAAATCTTCTACCTGAATCTGTAATTGCACCCATAAGATTAAATAAGGTTTGTGATGGTTCTTTAAATGGTAAAGGCATTATAGCTTTGTTTACATCATCAACTGTTGCATCAAGATCAGCAAATTCTCCCGGATTGATTTGCATTTCACCACCAGTTACTCTGCCCTTTAACTTAAAGCCACCTTGCATATTAGCAAATGCTGCACTATCAAGTAATGCTCTTAAACTACCTGTTGCTGCCTTTCCAAGCCCACCTATCATGTGGTAAAGACCAAATCCATAGAAACCTGTACTTGGCAAGAACTTGTAGCTTACAAACCAATCTCTACGTTTTTTCTTAGCATCTTCTTCTTCCCAGTTTCTTCTAACTGCAACAATTTTTTCAGCATCATAATCTATTGTAATAACATATGGCAAAGCAACTGCATCTTCATCTTCATTGTCTTCTATGCCATCAACACCATCAAACATTTGATAAGAATGAACTTCTAATAATGTCATTACCTGATCACTAGAATCTCCATAAGGATCAACACCTTCTATTTCACTACCTATATCTCCAGATGGGTCAATATCTTCTGATGAATATTTACTAGGTAAATACTGCCCTGCTTCTACATATTTGTTAAACTCATTTTTAGGCATTCTTATTACATGAGTATATCTTGGTGCTGTGTATAAGTCTTTACTATCAGGAGAAACAACAAAATCTTCAGCTTTTACAAATTGTGAGCATTGTCTATCTAAATTTGCATCCCACCACACTTTTTTAAATGTATGACCAATCAATGGTAATTGAAACAACATTTGATCTAAGTCAGGAAAGTATTCTGGCATTTCTTGAGTAATTTGATAATTCATATAATCTTTTACTCGCCTTGCTTGATCTTCCATTTCTTCATTAGCTTCACCTATAATAACAGTTTTTACAGGACCTCCTGATGGATATAACTCTGCTATGGCTCTGGCATTGAATTGTGTTGCTGCTTCAGCAATCATAGGGTGAACTACTGTACTAAGTCCCCTTGTTGCTCTTTGGTTTTCTTCTTCATCTTGTCCACCATTAGGATCAAGTGTTTCTAAACCTTGTTTGTATCTAGATTCCCATTGTGATCTTGCTTCTTTATCAGATTCATAGCTTGATATTAGTTGACTTGCTACACCATTAAGTTCTTGTGCATCAATAGTATCTGCTAAATTTTCATCAAATGTAGATACAGTTTCATCCACTACATCAAGTTGTGGGTCACCTATTAAAACTTCATCATCATTAATTTGCTCAACTACAAAGTCATCTGAGGGCATTGTTTCTGCGAATGGGATTACTTTTGGTTGTCTAGCCATAGAATGTTATCCTCTTTTCTTGTTGTTGGTCATCATCATCATAATCTGTTGAGTGTGTTATAAACCAACCTTTTCTTAATCTTAACCATGCCTGTGTACAAGTATCTACTATATCATCATTATCACCAGCAGGAAATGCTGCACATATATCTATTAAATTTTTACACCATTTTTTACCCTTTGGGAAGAAGATTCTTCCATCTTCTAACAATGCACTACAAGCATGGGCTCTTGCAATTTTATCTCTATCTGGATTATAAGCCAATACAGGAACTCCTGCCATTCTTAAATCTTGTAACAAACTTTGCCCACTTGCTTTCTTTTCTATCAACACAGCATCTGGTTGCCAATCATCATATGACTCTTGTGCTAGTTTTCTTAATTCAGGATATGTTACTCTATCATACCACATTTCTATAACTATTGCATTTACTTGACCATTTTGTTTAAATATTCCCCATGTTGTTCTTGCACTATAACTGCTGTTTTCTTTTGTGCTAAATGCAGTATCATAACTTTGTACTATGTATTCTATGTCTGGTAATTTTTCATGTTCCCAAGGTGTCCACCATTCTGCTTTAAGGATAGCACCACCTTTAGGCATAGGTCTTTGTTGTAATTGACCAGCACTTGCATATGTTCCTAAACTTTTTTCAAGATTTGTAAGAGTTTCTTGATCAACCCTTTGTTCCCATAATAGTTCACCCTCTTCTCTTCTTGGGTCTTTAAAGCCAAGTGATGATTTAGTGGGGGTGGGGTGTTTTTTTTCATATCGTGCAGGTAAGCATAAATGATCCCAAGCATTTCTTTCATTCCCTAATATATGACCAGTTAAATCATTCTCATGCACTCTTTGCATAATAATTATAAATGCACCAGTTTTTGGGTCATTCAATCTGGTTTGCATTGCTTGATCCCACCATTCTAACACACCTTCCCTAACTACACTAGACTCTGCTTCTCTAACATTGTGAGGGTCATCTATAACAATTATGTCTCCACCTTCTCCTGTCAATGCACCATCAACTGATGTTGCTATCCTTTGTCCTGTTTTGTTATTCTCAAATCTTTGTTTCTGATTTTGGTCTGTGGTTAAATTAAACATATCACCAAAGTAATGTTGATACCATTGACTATCTATTAATCTTCTGCACTTAACACTATCCCTTATAGATAATGAACCAGCATAACTTGCATAAAGAAATCTTTTATGTGGGTCTCTTGTCCATGTCCATGCTGGTAAAGCAACTGCAACACTTATTGACTTCATATGTCTAGGTGGAATATTTATAATTAATCTTTTTATGTCACCTTCAACTACTGCTTGAAGATGCTCACTTATTGCATCAATATGCCAGTTATCATAGAACTGTCTATTAGGTTCTATTGATTGCCAACTATTTTTCGTAAACTCCTTCAATGACCTTTTCATCTCCTCTGCTTCCACTTGTTGTAGAAGCTTTGGTAAGGACTTGTTTAAGTCTGCCGAGTTCATCATCAGTTATCCTAGTTAAATCAATTATTTGCTTTTGTTCAATAATAGTTTCTTTTTCAATTTTATCTTGCCAACCTGCTCTATTTTTAAGATAGAAAATCATAGCAGTATTATCTCCTGCCCTAGCTTTAGTAAACAATGCACTTGTTACTGTAGCTATTCCTTTGTCTTTTCCTCTTTTTATACTCTCTGAAAACTCTGAAAATTTATCCTTTTTATCATACAATGTTGCTTCACTCATGCCTAAAACATTTGCTATTTGCTCCATTGTTAGACCCTGTGCTGCAAGTGTTTCTGCTTTCTTACATAAATCTTCATCAATAACTATTTGAGGTCTACCTATTTTTTTTAGTTGGTTAGGTTTCTTTTTACTCATCCCAATCCCAATCCTCCATTTCTTTTTCTTTATGTCTTTGTAATATAATAGGTGTTTTTTCTGCCATATCAGCATTTACTGTATTAAAATAAAATATATCCATTGCTTCATCATATTCTACTTTATCTCTTTTCATAATTATATCTAGACATTTATCAAAATCATAAACTGCTACTGTCTGCATATTGCCTCTTGCAATGGTTGTACCTAGAAAAGCCTTTTTAAATTCAGGCATTAAATAAAACTTTTCCATACCTATCTCACATTTGCATATTTATGAGTTTGTAAACTTAATTTAAAATTATGTTTCATAGCTGTTTCAACACATAATTCTGTAGCTTTTTTACTTTGACTCAATGGTTGCAACCATATTTGTACATGA